ATGCTGTACAATTCCTACAGGACGCAGCAGTTGAAAATTTTGCAATTCTTACCAGGAGTCTATTGAGCGGATCGCACTCAATAGCTAGATAACCTAGTTAGAATGCGAAACGTTCGCTGACGGCCAGTTTTACAACTTCCATCTCGTGGAAGACCTAGTCCGACTGCACCAGCTAGGTTTTAATGAAATATGCAACCCCAAGGGGGGCTCAGGATACATCCTTGTAAGGAGTCCTGAAATATATGTATATATGCAAAGGAATTATTTTTAATCTTGTTCTTCCTAAAACAAGACAACGCTATAAATTTAAAGTGTTAGCATTAACACTATGTATCAGTACTTAAACTGCAACAGGATCTGTCGTGGAGTTGTATAAAGTAGGTGCATTCAAGAAGAAGTGCAGATTAAAATCTACACCCACTCCGAAGTACTTATGAATACGAATCGCCGCGGGAAGAGGACCTGAAGTAGTACCATAATTACAACCAAAAGCAACTGCTTCAGTGTTGGTCCCATCTTCAATACCATCTGTACTACCAGGATTGGAAGTATTAGAAGGTCGTGTGGTCTGGAATTTATACTGGGTCATATTTGGATACGATACAGAAAGACAGCCATTTGTCAACTGATTGGTAATAGCAGTACCACCCTCAGTAGGGTAGAATTGTGCTTTGTAAAAATTTGAGACTAGGCTGTTGGTTGTCGCAGATGATGCAACTGAACTCACCGAAACACTGTTATATTCAGTAGTTGATAGACGTGTGGCCCACACTTGGGTGCAGGCTGCAGGTGTCTCAACATTGTAATGCCACATGGCGGAACCCCTTTGTGCTATAAAAGCAGGAGCAATCCAGTGGTATGGTATAGGTTTCGTCCAATTAAATGGATAAGTGGTGAGCGTGTTTATTAGGCCCTTGGCCTGGTGGATACCCTGTGGATCAAAGCCATAGTACAAAGGAAAGCGGAAATGTCTATTATAGATAAAACCTACTCCCGATGTTGCTGTGGGTTGTGAAACAGTCTCACAGTAGTTAGAACGTCGTAGAAGTGGTCGGAGAGAACGAATAGTCTCACCCATGTTCACTCTATAGCGATCCATCTTGAGAGAGGGAGAATCACCAATATGAGCTTCAACACCTTCAAACTCCTCAGAACTTTGGGGAGCCCAGAGCGATGAAAATTGCACTGGTGTGATGGGGTTGGCGAACTCGAGGTTTTCTGCAGCACGAACAAACACCATCATGGTGACAGGAGCTACGGTTACAGGTGCAGTCAGACGCGTAAGTGTCTTGACCGAAATCATACCGTTACTCTCTGTGTCATCAAGAGTGAGTGCAGGCGTTGGAGAAGTTGTCCAGGGCACGTTAGAAGCACCAAAACTTGTGTTGATCTGTAGCCAAGCGAGTGCCTGTTGATAAGGCACGCGAACATCAACTTCAGTATCAGCACCAAGATCCACAATAGTGTTAAAGACTCCTGAACCCGTGTCTCCTACTGTTTGAATAGTGGTAGCAACGGGATCATACGATATACGTACACGACCCTTGTGGAAGGGAGAAGCCACAAACTTAAAAGTAAATATGATATCTCCTCTCCAATGTTTAAACAATGCAGCAACATAGGCCATAGGTGTGAAGTAGATTTTGGCAATAGTGCCAGCTTCTCTATCAATCATAAACGGCGTAATGCGCGATGTGAACAAGGGTGTGTCAACCAATGTGGAGACGTTCCACGTAGAGGAACACAAGTAAGATTGTTTCTTACAGATGTACTCAATCGAAAGTTCGTCTTCAGCAGGGAGCCCTACAATTTGAGGGTCAATGGAAAGTTCATTTTTACTGTCAATAGTCAAAGATTCCACAGGGTAACCTATCTCCGGCGATGCCAAACGAGGCAAGGGGGAAGGACGTACCGATGTGGTGGGACGAAGATTCGGAACATTAGTGTAACCAAAGAGCTTCGCAATACCAGAGACAGCATTGGCACCCATCTCAGTAGCAGTCGCAAAGCGACCTATGAGAGGGATGCCGGTGAGCAGAGAAGCATAACGAGCGACAGTACTAGCAGGTCCCGAAATGGGCCCTGGACTTTCATACTCATCAGCACTCTGCATTGACAAATTAAGAGTTGGTCCAGACAAAGTAACATTCTCTGCCCAAGCATAAACTTGTACAGAAATACTACCCGAACCAGCTCCATTGGCACTAACCAACTGCGTGAAATTGTGGATATGCATCTTCCCCATATTGGTGAAATCTGCAGCCACTGAAACTCGCAGCCAGTTCTTTGGCCAGAAAAATGGGAGGGTCATCTCACCACCCTCGGAGTGTTGTGGAGAAATCCACATATGTGGACGCTGTGAATACGGAATAAAATACCGTGTAGCAGCATCATTAACAATCGTCGAGGGAGTGAAGACAGGGAGTGGTTGATAGCTGACGAGAGCGGCACCATAATAAAATGGTGTAGCATTGACAACTACTTTCACTTTGAGATCACATCTGATGAAAGCATAGTTATTGAGCTTGTACTTGATTCGAGAATCCGAGAAAAATAAATTCCAAGGATCAAAAGAAGACAAGAGACCAGGCGAAACAGCATCACTCCATGTGATGTCAGCAATTCGTACAGGACGAGCCAAGAAATTGGACAAGTCTGCACTAGTAATACTGTCATCCATGAGGTAATCATCAGGTGTTGTGGAATGACCCACAGAAACACCCGGAAGTTGATCAATAAATTGGGTGGTTTGCGTCGTATTGATATTGACGCTGGCATTAGGTGTAGTATCGAGGACATCCTCAGATTGCAACACCAATTCCAAATTGCCATAAACTAGCGTTTCCCACGCTAGAGGTTTCGGATTTTGTACTGGTTCCGGAACAGTGTTAAAATTGATCATCTGGTAGTCCGTGAAGTTTTCTTTCTGCGGTAGACCAAATGTATTTGTATGAAGGGACTTATTAAAACACGTATTCGAATTCCCTAATTCCGAATAGTGAGTTGCAATTCTTTGCGTGATTGCAGCAACGGCTCTCTTATATAAATTATTAGTTTTCTGAGGCAACAAAATTCTCTTCAGTGGGATCTGCCTGGACCCCACCTACTTGGGGAGCGTCTTCCGACGCCTTCCAAAAGCGGTGTACCAGCTCGTCCCATCGTGGAAGCGTGGAGGGTTTTACGTACAAGGAGTACGGCTCTTCCTCCAAGAGCTTAGCGAAAAAAGAGCGATGCTTCTCAAAAGTCTCACGACCGTGGAAGAAAAACTCGTTATTAGCACTCGAAATCACAGCCACCATCTGAGCGTACTCATCAATAGATTTAGACGGTACCCACATAGTGAGTGACTTGTGCATCGAAGCTTCTTCAAGAGGAGCTAACCAAGCACCTACATCAGTGTCAAAGACCCACTTCCTTTTCAGGAAAGAGCAGTCAGCGATATCAACATAGGGTACAGATTCGGCTTCTTTGTCAGGCATAGTGTATTCAACACCAATAGTCGCCATCACAGCTTGATAAGCAGTGTGGTTGAACCAGGGTGTGCGTTCACTTACGCCCATAATATTGTCATCACCATAAGTAAATAGGTGGACATTTTGCTTGAAGGTTTTACATTCACGTGCAGGATTACACGTGTGGTACACATAGCGACCATAGAGACTGTTTACGAGTGAATTCACAATAACAGTTAGTGGGTGACCCGAAGGATTCGTTCCGAAAAATTGGACCAAATCTCCACGGACATTCACAACTGGAAAAGCAATATCATTACCGATACACATGATCTCTCTACACTCGCTTTCCGAATAGCCAGCAGCACGACATACGTTGGTAATGACTTGAAAAGCCGCTAAAATAAAATTGGCGGTCATCTTCTTATCATACTTTCCGAAGTCACCTGCAACCATACGGTCAGTACCGAAAGCAGTTAAGTAATCATATATCATACCCCACTCGGTGGACTGTGTGACAGTACCTGGGCCGGCTTCAAAAACAAACTTGTTCTTCTGCAATAGACGAACAAAGGTGAGTAGACGAGACCGGACCACAAGGCTCCAATCAACAGGTCCACCTGTGAACATGCGCGTCTTCTTGATAGCACACTTCTTAAGCGGCGTAGCTTCATCTTTAAGATGACCAGTAAAAACTGGAAAAGCACGTCTACCCTGAGCATAGCATTCTTCGATGGCGCTCACTCTTTCCCACACTTCTTCTATGAACGTAATGCCTAGTGGCATCGCTTCAGTAGGTGCGGGTAAGATAAAGTTCTTCTTAGTGGTGTTCCATGGGTGACCCATTGATGTGCTCGCGTTGAGCTTGTCAATGTAAATCACACCAGGTAGTCCATTTACAGCTGCTTCTCGCGAAAGAAACATCATCTGCGCTTCCCAGCCTGTGGGGAGTTCCGACAAAATGTCCGCAGTGTATGCTTCAACGCAATCAGCAAGGATATCAGCATCATGCAAGACTTCAGGTTTGATCATATCAATCACATTCTTTCTCCATGGTTCCCAACCTGCCATAGCAGGGGCACCATGATTGACCTCAATGTTGAAATGTTCTAGCATCTGAGCTTGCAAAGGTGTAGCACATACTCGTGACTTAGGTACCATCCTGGGAAGTGTCAGGCTACCATACACATTAGCGCTTCCTTCTTCAATGAAGTTGAAAACGCTTTTGTGATGAAGTTCTATCAGTTCAACAGGTTTATCCTTGAGTCCAAGCATAGGTGCTCCTCCTCCAGAGACAATGAATTCTTCAGTAATATTCTGCTTAGCTGCACAGAGAGACATAGCTTTCTGAACCTCAGATGCAGGCAACCGAAGAATACCTACGTGACGACCATTACCGGCGACATGGATGCCCACAATGGCAACCCCCACAGGTGTGGTGGCTACTCCTAATGAGCCACAATCACCAATCATGGTTTCACGTTCCCCAACACCCATACATAAATTGAGTGGTGGGAGGCCCTGGATGGGCATTTGTTCGATCATATCAACAGCCAAAATTTGCTGATGTTCGATCGTACCTTCACTGGTGCGTTTAATCGTCACGCACCGGGACGGGTTCACGGTTTCTGCCCAAAACTTGAAAATATCCTTCTTAGGGGCAACACACATAACACTGAAAACACAGAAATCTTGTTCAGGTACGCGTACTACTTCACTTTCCTTCAAAACAAACGTGATGTTCTGGGTTAAACCATTACAGACACGGCTCTGAATAATTGTGATATTGTACGAGGTGTAAAGATCCTTAAAAGGGTGATTGTTAAGCAAGAGCATATTACCCTTCACAAACACACCACCGGTGCGCCATACGCGAGCAGGCACTAGACCAGCAACGCGGATTTCGACACACACACAGTTAGCAGAAAATAAATCTCTGACTTTTTCGGGTGATGCATTAGCAAGGCTCTGGCCAGCAATGGGCAAATCGAAACGACTCAGTTCGAGAGTATCGTTATGCCACACATTGGCTTTCGCCTCAGGTGGAAGATCAGTTTCAGTGGTTCCAAAGATGTTACCTTGGGCATCCAAATTGATGTTTGCATTACCCTTGATCTGCGCACCACACTTCTTACAATCCGAATCATAGCGGACACAATCTTCATCGTACTCGGTCCAAGCGACGCAAGAACCAGCACATGACTCCATGTCATCATCTTCAGTTTTTTCCTTGACAGGGGTGGCCTTAGTTGGGACAGGTGTTTGTTTCCGTTGAGTCTTGATTGTACTCACTGTTTTATAAGCAAGCACAGTTGTAGAAGCAATGGCAACGACAGTTCCTAGCACTTTGAGAAATTTTTTCCAATCGCGTGGTTGACTTAATCTCTCATTGATAGCACCAAGAAAACGGACTTGTATGGATGGAAGTTGGTAGGGTAAATACCACTTACACACGAGTGATCGACACCAATCATAGTAGGTTAATCCTTCCGCAACACATGCAGTTAAGTGCAAGCGCATACAGAAAAGAAACATCCACCATGTGATTTTGCGAACCATACGCATGAACCAACGCCCATCACAGGCTTGAGGCTCCAAAACACAGTCACATGGACTCTCGGCATCAGGAGTGATAGCACACATGCACACTGGACACACATGGATGTTACGCATCTCTGCGTCACACTTCATGGCTTTTTCTTGATTCAATTCGTGTTGCATACAAGCAGCTCCAAAATGTTTCAAAAAAGTCTTAATGTCTGTGTACTTCTCCACGACCGTGAGTTGGGCAAATTCACGACCTCCATTCATAATTGGTTTAACACACTTAACAGTAATGTTCCAATAATCAGGAAAACCATTCTGAGCACGCAGCTCAGGAAGTTTCTTAGGGTCAATAAAAGAACCGTTCTCATGTTTGAATTCGTCCTTAGGCGACACCTCAATCACATAACCCAATCTACGCTGAATAGCGAGAGGGCATTGAAAATAGGCTGACGCATTTAGGTCGTCAACGTTCGTAGTAGCTGTCACCAGCTTGCATAACAAGGGGGTCTTACCCTTATCCTCGAGCGCAGCTTGTGGTGGTACGAAACTCACATTGTTTTGAACGCAAATAAGTTCCATCAAAGTAGGATCAACTTCTCCACCATTCGGCTTGAGGAAAGCGATATCATCCAACTGAACACACCACTTGCTGGAATCAAAATTACTCCAGTAGGGGTCAGCAGGATTACGCACATAACGAAAATGATCGTCATCTTCAAGACGGAACAGCTTAGCATAATAATAAAATAATAACTTGCTGAAGGTGGATTTAGCGACACTTGACTTGCCGTGTATCAACACTCCCATAGGAGCTTTGCGCTCGCGTTGAGCAGCACGTCGTGTCAGTTCAGTGTTTTTAATCAACTGAAGTGTCACAAGTTTCTTCTTGATGATAGTGCTATCGGCACCAGTCGATTTAGTGGTGAACTTGGCATATGCAGTACCTTTCTCTATGGTATCCGAAATATCAGAGACAAAAGAAAAATAGGTAGTGCCATGTGGTTCCAAGTTGGACGTAAAAGGAGCAAGACCAATCAAACGATCTGCTTCGGTCAACCACTTAGAGTAAGCCACATCACTATGGATGAACGTAGAAACGTCACCTGTAATGCGGAATTCCCACAAGCGTTCACACACAAAAAGAGTGGTGTCAAGCACATGCAACCAAAGAGCCGGGCGAGATTTGTAATTAACATCTTTCGCCCGTTTGTACAAACGAGTATACTCGTCTCCCTCTATCTTACAACCTAACCGAGACAGGAAGCCCTGAATGAGTAGGAAGGAATATAGTTCAGAGACTTTCTCAACGAGAGGACTCTTGGTAGCATTCATAACGGTGTCCAAACCCGTACGAAAGACTTTCAAAATGTCACCGAAATCAGCTTGTGCTTCGGTTATAAAAAGTCGTCTCACATACGTGTTGACATAGGTAGAGGCTGCCTTGCCCGTCAAAAGACGGCAGGCAAGATTGCACAACGCCAAATAATCATCAAAGCAATCGCATTTGGAATACCATTTAGCGAGTTGCGCAAGTTGATCAATGGAATCGACAATAAATTCAGTTACATCACAATAGTTAGTTTTCTCCTCAACATGCTTGCGGAACATGCGAAAAGCAGTGTTTCCAGCTAGCAAATAAGGATAGCTAGCACCAGGTGGTGCCCGCATATCGTCTTCTTCATCACCTGATTGAGCTACCATAAACATGGGCTTAGTCGGTAAGGGAGTGTGCATCAAAGCACGTTCGATGTGGACACTATAGGATAAAGCATCATTAATAAAATCGTAGTGCTCAATAGGAGCACAATACGCAGTATTTCTAGTGTTGTTGTTGTTGTTGTTGTTGTTTTTAATTGTAGACATAAGTGTTGTACAGATGCCAACGAACTATCCGGGGGGCGTTACATCATTCACCCTGAATGTAATCACTATCAGTCACGGCAACTAGCCAAAAAGTGCTGATCGGGGTCTAACCTTTGATATTTATCTGAACTCAGAGGCGCGGCTTCATAGAACTTCAATCCGAAAGTTTATCGGATGAGAGGTTGAATTAGGCAGGCGCATGGAACAGAGTTTATTCTCTGGGGGTAACCATACATCGTATTCGTTGGTGTGGAGAGTGCCACACACACATACCTTTTAATAAATGACGGAGACAAGGACATTATGTCCCATCTTTCAATTGCCAAAAGTATTAATAAAATGCAATAAGTTTTGTTAGAACTCATAACTAATTGGGGTTATTTTTGTCTGGGAGTTTAAAACCAGTGTAGAAAACCTAACAATATGCTCAAAGATAAATTCGAGCACATCCATGCCATAAAGGATTAGGATAAATGTTGTTTTCACTACATAAAAAGTGGACTTTTTGTTAGGAAAAAGTATAAAACCTTCTCGATTTCTGGGTGAAACCAAGAAATAAATAAAAAGTTAAGGTTTACTATTCACTCATAGATGAGGGTCTGAACAAAAGGAGATGTATTGGTGAACTTCACGCACGCAAAGTGCTTAAAAGTCGACCTGTGAATAATCTCTTATAGGGATCTCACACTAATTTAAGTGTGAAGATGTTGCTTGGGGGTGTACCGCTACCATAAAGGCGTCCTAGTATTCCCAAGATCATCTTCACACACGCGGTGGTTCTCCAAGGTCAGCAAGCTGACCCAGAATGTTACATCAAACATTCCTAGAGCTCTAAAGCTCCTTTCATATATATATAGACTTCGTCGGTTCATACGACGAAATCTATA